CGATCGGTTGATCGGGCCGTGACGGGTCTGGCCTGGCTACAATCAGATCGGGCGAGATGGGCCGATAGGTGGCCTCTGTTGCTCCTCGCCACCACTCAAAATCTACGCGCACCACAGCTTCATTGATTCCCAGGGTGAGGATCTCTGTCTGCTGTTGCAGCGACCACAGGCGAGCCGTAACGATTGGCGATAGGTCAAGCTCTCGATCCTGTGTCTGTACCTTGGGCGGTTCCGCATACAGGTTCGCCAGTTGCTGCACGATCATTCGCAAAGGATTGCGGGACATATCCGGATGGAACTCCAGATCGGCCGCTATCTCTCGCGCAAACAACCGCCGCAACTCATCGCGCAGATCCTCGATGTGTGCACCAGTCAGTAGCCTGTAACGAAGCGCTTGCTCCTTCCATCGATCGCGGTCCTCTGGGGCCTCTGGCTGTATGTGGCTCGGTGCGCTGTACATCTAATACTTCCGTTTTACCCAGCCGCGTGCATGCATATCGGCGGCAGTTAGTACCATCTGATCGTCTTCCATCACCCACACGCTAACACCTGGCGGTGGTTTGGGCTGGGTCTTGCCCTTTGCGAGCTTGACGATCAACACAGAGCCCGGCGCGATCTCTGCCTCTGGCTCTTTTGCTTTTGTGGTCTTTGCTTTGGGCATGTCCCCTCCTAACTGATGATTAGCCTACCATGGTCGCTGCCGTGGTCTGCCTGCAGGTATACATCCGCGATGTAGCTGACCGCATCGTATGGATGTTTGAGATCGTTGTTTTCTCCGCGCCAGTGTCGCAGCGAGTGTATCAGAGCCGCGCAGTCTTGGTGCACAAAGAAGCGCCCATCTAACGCTGCAGCGTTCAGCATACGCGCCCTGGCTTTGATACTGCCTCGTCCCTTGTACGGTACCCGGATCGGGAATGGTGGACGGCTGGACCCTACCAGATCAGCAAACGCGCGCTCAAGCATATCGTTGACCGACAGGCCCAAGCCCATGCGCCCTGCGCTGTTGCTGTCCCCTCTGGCGTGCTCGATGTGTTGCAGCTTTACACCCCACCTGGCACACATAGCAGCCACAGCAACCGCTTCTGCTTTGGGCGTGTTCCGCTCTTTGCTCACTACCTCACCCAGCACATACAAACGATCTCGGGACATGGCCACCAAGTAACACACAGACGATCCGGGCCGTTCCCCGTGGTCCCAGCCTAAGCCCACAGACTCTACCTGTGCTGGTGCGCTGTCATCATCAAACACGCTGGCCTCTGTGAAGCCTGGTATCCATCGCTCAGCCGATACCCCGATCCATTTTGCTAATACGCGCTGCTGATACTCCCATGGTCCATAGCTGGCGATCTGTGCCTCGATATCTTCCGGTGTTCTGTGTGGACAATTCTCCGCTGATAGAATGATCCGCTGAATGTCCCAGGCCTCGCGCGGGTCTTCGCCGGTCTGTGGGTTGCCCTCAGTATGATCGCGCAGCCAGTCTACCGGGCGCCCGATGGGAGTAAAGCCCATAAGACACGGCCCGCCCTTCACAGCGAGACGCGATCGAGCTTCGCTAAAATGGGCTTGCTTGGGCACCTCATCGAATAAAAGCCAGTCAATGGTAGCCCCGGACAGCGCGATTAGTTCCTGTGTTCCGCTCTTGCCGACTATCAGCGCGCCCCGCTTTGTGCGTACCATCTTGGAACCCATGAACGTATACCCGCGTGCATCGTCATACTTGCACCGCTCATCCAGTACGCCCGGCGGTTCTATTTCTCGCATCTTGCGCGATATGTTTGGCCACCCGGCGCGCAGGTCTGCACATACAATCCAACCCAGCGAGCCCGGCCCCGGTGACGGTCTGAACGGATGACGGCCCAAAGACAGCCACCAAGCCTCGGCCGCTATCACTCGCGACTTCCCGATCTGGTTTCCACCTATGGCGAGCCGCCTGCTGTGCTGTGACGCATGGACCGCCCGCTGTGCTGGTGACATGCCACCTTCGCCCGGCTGTGCATGCTCGTAGGTGTACAGGGGATCGTTCGCTATCTGCTCAGCTACGCGAGCAATCAAAGACAGATCGAACATTTACTTAGCGTTACTGGCGTTCTTGAGATTCAGCGCCGCAATAATCAGATCCTCCGGTAGTTGTGAGACATGCTCGATCACCATCGCTCGTCCGTCTTCCGCTGTGGGGTCTACCACTTCCATTTCCGGTTCTCTGTGCGTTTCAAGATGGATCGCCTGCTGCTTGACGTACCTGTGCCGCCGCTCCAGCATCCAAGCCGCCGCCTGCCATGAGCCGTCACTAGCCGCGTCATCAATAGCCAGTAAGCACCGGGCCGCGTTGTCAGCCTCGGCCGCTTTTATGGCCTCACAAAAATCACGGTAGCATTTCTGCGCGTCTGGCTGAGAACCCAGCTTCAAATACCGATAAAACGCATTGTGTGAGATCCCGCCGTACTGTGCAGCCAGCTCATGTGTCATACCCAGCCGAAGACCAGCGGCTACCCGCTCGATCGTTTGCTTGGTGCATTTTGTTTTTCTACCTCTTCCCATTTGTCGCCATAGGTTAGCGGATGTGCCGGAATCCCGACGATCCCAGGTTAGCACGTTGGCGCTGTTCGCGTTGCTCCAATTGCTCCACCGTCCATCTTTCACGCTCAGACAAAAAAGGTTTCTCGGGTGTCGAGTGATAGACAGACAGCGTATACGGATCGGCCTTAAGCGCCTTAACGAATGGCTCCCATGGCTGATATGCACCGGCTGACAGGCGCTCTCCAGCAGGGCACATACAGGCGGCAGAGTACACAGTGATTGTGGGCGCGTTGCCATTTTTGTCACTCTTTTCGTGGGCTACCTCTACACGCCCTGAGCCGTCACAGCGTCGGCACCCTTTGGGCTTAGGTGTTTCAAGCTTGCTAGGGAATCCGGCGATAATGCCGCGAATGTTCGCGATGTTTGGCGCTCTGGTGTGCTCTGCGATCCACTTCTTACACGCCATGATGACCAGCCGATCGGGGTAGTTCTTGAGGCTGTGTGTCCATGTAGGCGCGTTGTCTTTGGCCCACTTGTCATGCTTGCTGTAGTTGCTCGCGATGCGCTCAAGCATTCTGTGGATCGTTTCATTCGTTGCCATTGGTGCCGCTCCTGTTCGGTTGAAATTCGATAATGTTGCCGTCCTCGTCAAATTGGCTGTCGTCAAGGTCCATCAAGTCGGGCCCTGTGTGGTGCTGTTCTTGCTGTGGGTTCCATTCTGCCGATCGACTAATAAAGTTATCGAGGTGCTTCTTTCGGCAGAACACCGACATATCGCACCCTTTATCTTGCCACCATTCAGCATCTTTGCTGGTCGTGAACCATTCGTACGCGCGGAGAATCTCCGCCTCTTTTGCCCACTTGAGCGTTTCATTCAGCGCGTTGTGAATACCTGGCGACAGCTTGAGCGTCTGCGCTCCTGGTCGCCTCTCTTTCCGTCTTTCATTTAGCTCTGCCCACAGTGCGCGGGTTCGCTTTGTGCCTACGGTCTTCTGTGCTTTGCGCTTTGGCTTTGGTTTCTCTTCAATAGGTACACTGTCGGGACTGGTCCCGGCATGATCATAATTATCTAATTGTGGATCTAATTGTAATTGTAGAGAATAAGATCGCGCGCGATCGGTCCGTTTTTGGATCGGATCTGGTCCGGATCTGGTCCGTTCTTGGTCCGCGCTGTCTGCTAACTGTGCGGGATCGTTAGATTGATCTGGTTCATTTTTGGTACCCACTGCTGGTCCGTTTTTGGATCGCTTTTGGTCCGCCCATGATTGCTGGCACTGCTGTACAGCGTTCAAAACGTCAGTTGCTTTGCGCTTTGACCAGCCCGCCCACTGTGCTAATTGGCGCTGACTCAGCGGCGCGCCCCTGTACGATTTCAGGTAGGCAAAAGCGAAGCCGTCAAGGGTAGACGCTGGTGTGTCTGTCAGGCGCCTATCGTTGTCTATCTTCTCGATCTCGCTAATGGGGATTGGTAGCCATTGCTTCACTCTTCATCCCCTCCCAGCGTATAGATCCATATCTTAATCTCTGGCGTCTGCTCTTTGTCCCCGTAGACTTTTTGCAGGCGTACATCCACAAACTGCGCATCGTCTTCAAGAATGACCTTTGCTTTTTCGATCCCATCTTCGATCGCTTTGAGTAGGTTGCTCGCATCTGGTCTACCAACGCGCCACAGATAGGCGCCCGGATCGACCGCTCTGCGTTTGCGCTGGGGACGTGCAAACACGCACAGAACCTCCAGCTTCACAGGCTCCAGACGTTGCGCAATGACTCGCTGGCGCACTGTGTACGAATGAACAATCCAACGCGCGATCGCCTTCTCATAATCGATCGTCCTTTGCGGTGTGCGTGTGATCATCTTGCCGCCGCGTCTAACCGTGCGCGGTCTTTGCTTGGGTTGAGGAACGATCGGGATCGTGTCTTCGTGCCTCAACACCCAATTATCTTCAAGCATTGATTTGTAGAATGGGTTTACTCTTGGCACTGGTTCTCCCTCTCGCATGCTTGCGCCGCAAGATAGCGCAGGGCGCGCGCTTGCTCTTCTGTGCATTTGATCGCCGCTAGTAGGTGTTCAAACTGACCAGCGACAGGTAGCCATTCGCCGCGCTCCAACCGTGACAGGCGGCCCTGTGTCATCCCGCGCACGTGTTCCAATTCCGCGCAGACTTGAAGCTGTGTCAGCCCGTTTGCTTTTCTGGTCTCCGCGATTGCTTTGCCAATCTCTGTGTACTGCATAATCCCTCCTGTGGGTTGCTTGACAAGCATATGCCGGATAGGTATCTTGAGCAAGTCAAACCGGAGGACATATGCCACCAACAAAAAAACCCACCAACGGGATCACCCATCACCCCACTATGGCCACCGCTGTAGCTGCAGCACAGCTACAGATGAGCAACGCTACAAAGAACGCGAAAAACCCACATTTCAGGAATGACTACGCCGATCTGTCCGCAGTGCGGGACATCGTGATCCCTGCCTATGCATCAAACGGAGTTGCCTGTGTTTCCGAGGTGATAGGCAGAGATGGTTTTGCAGGAATCAGAACCACGCTCTACTGGCAGGGAGATCCGGACAAACCAAGGGAAACCATGCCAGGCGGTGACATTATGATCCCAATTGGTAACGGCCGGAACGTACCACAAGAGATCGGGGGAATCTCATCTTACTTCCGGCGATATACTACTTCTGCTGTAGGTGGTATCGCTCAAATAGACGATGACGCGCAGAGTATCGAGGCACCCAAGGCTAAGCCACGGCAGCAACAGCCACGGCAGCAACAGCCACAGCGCCAAGAGAGACCAGGGCCACCAGCGGTTGACGGTCCACCGTGCCCCGATTGTCAGAGCGTGCTCAAGGTGAATATCAATTATCGGGCCTGGCTCAAAACACTGAGCAAAGAAGAGCGAAAAAAGCAGACAGATTTACCGGCTCTACGCTGTTCTGATTGGAAAAAATGCGAATATGTGCAATGGACCACAGACGAAGCGCAACAGGCCCTGGCAACAATACAGCAGCAGGCAAACGGGGCAACCTTTGACGATGGCCTGAACGCCACAGGGGGCGCGTGATGGGCTGGGACGATCGAAAAAATCAGACGCCAGAGGTATATCCGGACCAGCGGCCCGGCTCGGCTTGGTTTGAAGAGAGAGAAGAGAAGACGCGCCAGATGATAGCAAGACAAGAGCAAAGAGGCGTGGAGCATTGGAGAGACAAAGCGGCTCGGCTCGGTATCGATGCGCGCAGCTTTGACGATCTCAACGAGAAGCTAGACTATTGGGCGGACCAATGCAAGATGGCACAGATTGAACACGCGGCAGAATCAAAGCTGACAGACGCACAGTTGGCCGGAGTTCCGGAGCCGGATCGGTATACGTGCGCGTATTGCGGATATGAGGGCACAGCGGCAGATTTGATCGAACCATTGAAGCTCAATGGCGGCGGGCTTGGTGAATGGGTGTGCCGTCCTGGTGTGGGGTGTCGATACAATGACGTTTGATTTTTCAAAGCTGCAGCGACTACAGCAGAACGCCGCAATGCGTAACAAACAGAACGGCCCGCGAATCATTAAAGATTCTGCGCGGTACTATGCGCTTCTCTACGTCTGCACCGATGCCCCTGGTACGTGGACGCTCAAAGAGATGATCGAAGAGCTTGTGGATCTCGGCATACCAAAGTCAACCGCACAGTATGCCGTTGATGGTTTGGCGGGTCGTGGTCTCTTAATCAAAAACAAGATCGACAGGCACCAGACAAAACTGGTCGCCACCTATGCAGGCACACAGGCGATTAAGCCGTTTCTACCACAGGCCGGACGGGTGAAAGCGTGAGCCAGATCCCCTTGCTTACAGTGCCTGAGCCAGCGCAGCCGGACGGGATCAAGCTCCACAATTGCAGCATTGATGATCTGTTTGGTACTGTGCGCGGCGCG